CTTTCATTCAATATATATTACTACGGTGAGGGATTAGTCATTAAAAACAAAATAGGCATACCAATAAAACCCGCAAGCATGAAGTCATCACCGACCGCATGCATTCGATGCAGATAAGTATTACTACTAGTCGTAAATTGTACTGCTATTGCGTTAACTTTATCATTCCAACCATTACCTATTAATAATGGAGAAAAAACTCTGGCCAAGTCAAACCTACGAAAACTAACATACGGAGCTGTTAACTCCAATGCAGGGTTGACGTCATAAACATTTGCGGTGGCCCCTCCGGACCCGCCCCACAATTGAGAAAACGCATAAGCAATAGAATCGCTTGTAGACCCAAGAGGAAAATATTCTGCATTCCATTGATTGGTAAACTGCCATGGTAGAAACTGTGCCGAAACAGGAAGAATATTTGCGGTAGCACCAGACCTTACCATAATTTTCCAACGATGGGAACCACGCGCAGCAACAAACGCCATTGAGGTCCACGTGTAATACGAATGGTTTACGTAATTATACGGAGCTGAAGTTCCTGTACGGTGTACTCCTTCTGGATCTGCGCCTGGCATCAACGGCTGAATCGGATAAGTCTTAATAGCAAAAACCAATTCATCAGGGTTTAACCATGTTAAGTCTGTAAAACAATACCTCTTCAACAGTGGACGCAAAGAAGTAACCGGGTCTCCCATAAATACATCTTGCATCGACCCCACTATTTCACGTGGTAGAATAGATTCAACATGATCATCTCCCTCGGGAATGTCCTGATTTGGGTCTTGTTGATCTACATCAGCAGACTGTTCCTTCAAAGCAGCCGCACCTACTGGTAAATATGGGGAGGAAACCAACATATCAACCTGGCCTCCTAACCCACCAAACTCTAAATCATCCCCTCCAGATGAAAACACCAAAACTTTTAAAGTTTGCGCTAATTCGGAAGGTTCTGTCAACTGATTTAACACAGAAATAGTGATTGTACCATTGTAATCGAACCCAGTCGTCGCAATCGGTAAGCTATTTGGTACAAAGGCTACCGGATCGGTATGAATACCTGTAGTCAATAACCATGGATATTCTCTACCCCATCCAATTTCCAATGTAAAGTCTTTTTCTTCTGTTATGTCAATGATTCGAGTATACTGTACGTTCGATGCCCCAGGATCACCCCCTGAGGGGTCATACGACACCAATAGTCGTCCTCGGTGGAAATTAGATGCAACTACCATAAAACGAAATTTCATAGTTCCGCGCCAATACTTGAACATGGAAGCTAAATAATGAGTTGAAGACAATTGAGTACCTGTAACTCCTGAAAAAGTTGCTTGCACTTTCTGAGATGGTGTTACCCCTATACTGCACAACACGTCTCCACTGGTCTGAGAAGTTGTCCACGTCATCGAACCAATGTATGACTGTTTTGCGGCTATAGTAGAAAAGGCCATTTCATCAGTACCATCGAGCCCAATCGTTCTGGGATCAACGGACAATGCAGTTTTCTTATCTAAGGCAGCAATAACATTAGTGTCAACGTCTGTAGCATTAGCTAAATTTCCAAAACCATGTGGAATATAAACTTCGTCCGCGACAACCCGAGTAGGCTTGCAATAACCGAATGCACTTGCCACGTCTGCAGTTGTACTAGCAGCTATCTGGGCGGCCTTTGCATAAGGACCTATGACAGGGGTATTTTTCAGTTTTCCAGCAACAGCCGCAATGGCTGCAGCTGGTTTTGAAATCATGCCCTTCGGATCCTCCTCAGACGATTGCGGTAACAAGCCAGATATCGAATTAGCAGTAGGTACTGACAACTCCAAATCATCTGTCCATGCGTAGACCTTAATACTCAAAGGGTCAGTACCACCATTCACATGTTGCAGAGTCGTAAATGATCGCAATAATAACTTACCCAACCGATTCCAACTCTTGTCAGGTATTGAAACAGCATTGTAATGATAAAGGAAAGGCAATCGCATGTGGGCATCAGCAGAACTCGATGCATCTAAAAACACATGCTGGCGTTGTGTCAGTCTACAAAAAGTAGCTTCAGAACTGCCCGCTTTATCATAGTCCTGATCGTTTTCAAAATACGGTGAATACGCCGCCATAGACTTACCAAATAAAAACGGATTCCCATTAACAACAAACTTGATACATAAAGTACCTCGCAACATCCGATAATTATTTATTCGGTTAGCAACACGTGGCTCTTCAAAAAACGCCGACCAGGGATCAAAATCTGAATTCAACACTCCTCCTATAGCCCAAGAATGAAAATCAATCAGCACAGGACGTTTGAAGAAATCTGCCAAACCCTCATCTGAAGTCTCAGTTACGCCATATGTTCTATCAGAAACTCGCGGTGCCTCCGAGACATTCATAGTTTTTTGACCAGAAAATTTTACAAGTGGGTGCTGGTCATCACCCGTGGTTTTATTTACATTATATAAATTATCTGTGAGCTATTTGTTCCCCAGCGTTATTGCTCAATTAATAACTGAGGAGGTCTTGGCTTGGGGTTTTCTCCCCTCCTCTAAATAGAGGTGTGCCGTAACACAAATTTTATGTACAAAGCACACACCACAACTGCCAATATGTTGCAGGGTGAGTAATCATATATACACAGAGCTTTTCAACAGCATGTCCGAGGCTCACCGGACAGAGGGACACTTTTAAACGACATTCCGGGTCAGTACGGTAAACTAGAGATACCTTTCCTTCCATCTAGTTACCTGATCGTCGAATGATAGGCGCAATTTTTGACACTCGACTAGCAAATCATGCTCTTCTGCTACTTTTCTGAGTTGCGCCCGACGTTCCTCATATACCTCCCGCCCATGTGCAAACCAATCATCAATACTAGAATTAATGTTGTCTGCCACAATCTCACGTTCTGTAGCATGGGCTGAAGACATCGTACAATGCAAACGCTTGAAAATTGATCCATCGTCAAGTGCTCCTAAACTATATCCCAACTCAGGGATGTAAACTGACTTTCGTTTCAAAAAATCAAACTCTTGATCCCAATAATCAATGTCACTCTGTTCCTTATTAAAAAGGGTAAACTTGATACCATGGATACCTAAAAATTCCTTGAAATACCTAAAATTGAAACTCGGAAAATGGGGAGAAACGGAAGAATTTGCGTCATCCCCATATGTCATTAAGGCAACAGCTGATCTAAAACGCACCCCAGGATATACTGAGTAGAAACCACATCGATGTAAAAGACTGTTGACAATGGAATTTATGTAAACAGTGAGATTCTGCCCTGATGGATTGATCCCAAAGACTTGGATCAAATCTCCATTGAAAGCAATCATTGGATACACAACTTCCGTTGCTACCATGTCCATTATACGTAAATCGTCTTGAGAATAGTTACCACTCCGTTCGGCAATACGTCGTAGGACCACAAAAGCACTAAACAACAATTGTGCGCTTAAACTAATGTCGAAATCTGAGAAATCTCCAGGAATGATCTTATCTGCTCCAAATTTTTTCATGAACTTGTCCATCTGGTCCCATTCGGGACTCACAGCATTTATCCCAACAGCACATTCTGACAACAATGGAAACAAGGACAACAACCGGATCACAGGTAGATAATATTTCCTCACAGCATACTGCAACACAATATTGGATGCTTCAAAAACTCTCACTTTCTCCTTAGTGAGTTTTGTTGGCTCATCCTTCAAACATGCTTTAAAAGGAGGATAGTATCTTTCACCTGAACGCCACACTGCAAACGCCTTATCAATCTCCTCTTTAACGCTCGGAATAAAGTCTTGTTTCACTTGATACACATCATCTGGTTCTAGAAACACAAACAACTCTGACTTCGGTCCCTGCAGAGGAAAACCTGGGGCAGACGACATATTGTAGCGGTTGATAAAACGACACTTGGGAATTCCATTAATAGTCTCAATATGGGTAAGTGGACGAACCATATCCGACAACATTTCCAACGGCTCGCCAAGCAATGGTTCTACGTAATCGTCAATCGCATACATCATATTCTCTGCTGGTAACGGTATCTTGTTCTCTGCCATAATACTCAGAGCCCTTTGGTACGGATAATGCGTTCCTCCCGTTTTAAATTTAGGAGGACCCCATTGGTTTTCTACACCCATATGAATTCGAACTGCTTCTGAGATATAAGATTGCGTAACACTGGAATATGCCTTTACGCGTCCAGTAACTGACCCATAACAATGAACATTTTTCTCACCATCCAAGAAATTCATGGGACTTTTCCGATGTATCGCAGCACTCTCGAAAAACTGTTCGCCAAACATCGTTGTCTTCATATCTCCGGAACTAGCACAGGGTAAGATGTATGGATTGCGTGATAATTCATCAATAACCGACTTTAACTGATCCTGTGTCACTGTCCCCAACACTCCATCTTGCCCAGCACCGGCTAAATGAAAACCAATGATACCAGGAGACGATTGCGAGACATGCACAGACATACACAGTCCATTGAACGTCTCTGGATGATTCGGGTGAGAATACACATATCGCGCACCAGGGTAGTCGTGGACGCCAGTTGTACCAGAATAACGTATATGTTCTGGATGTACATTCTGACGTGTCTCTTCAATATCACCATTTTCAGTTCGATATAACAATTTCGTAACCACATTGCGTCGTAAAGAATCTGTCAAAAACAAATGAGTGATATCGGCCCAGTCACCACCAGACGGTATCCACACGAGACACAAATCAGTGGTACCTACTCGCTGCGCATATCTCGTCTCAAGTGTATCACGGAAATTACTACCAACCACTTTAGGACCAAAGCGTGTAAACTTACCAGCCATCCGCTCCACACCAGCGAAGGTATGATGAGGAATCAGTGCAAAATTGCTTTTGATGAACAAAGCATTGCATCTCCGTATCTTTACACGATCATCAATAAGCACCTCCAACTCTAAATGACAGAGGTTCTTCTCGACTTTTTTCTGAACTTGCTCACGTGTCATATTCTTAAGTCTCCCAGATGTCGGCAAAGGTCGCACTACTGCTTCCATCCACGGATTTTTCTCGGCTTCTCTGGCCCGAACCTCATCAATCGTCGTAGGTTGCAAGTTGCCTTGTTCAATGGGGTTAAAAACCACTTGAGTAGATTTCCATGCCTTGTATCCTGCATATATAATTCCAGCAGTAATACAAGTATAAATCAAGCCAGTTTTTACACTCTCGCGCATATTCCGCACTATCGTAGGCATTAACTCACGATGTCGTTCAAAGGTCACACGAACCCCACGACACAGTTTTGTCATTAGCGCACTAATGTAGAAACACAAGACACCTGTTAAAGGTAAAACAAGACATGCAAAATAATTCAAGCGTAGAGACAACGGAGTCGCTAACAAAAGACATATCTGTGGATTGTTGATCACTCCCAAACAAAATCGCATCCTTGGGAGCCACGCCTGAGTCCATGAAGTATCAATCCCTTCGGCTTCACATGCACTTACATAACGAAGTAAAGTGTCTTCTATGTCACCGTATTTCTTAACAAGATAACACAGAAGACTACAACTTACTGCTAAAATGCATTGTATTGGCGAAGGGAATGATAATGTAGTGTAATCAATGCTGCTCAGAACACCACTACAACACACACCCCAGAAAAGTTTATTCAAAGAATCAATACGCTTGTACACGAGTGGATAAATGCAACGCAAGATGGAATTCATGTGTTCCGAATCCAACCACTTCTCAGGAATACACCAGGACAAGTAAATTGGTACTGAACACTCAAACTTCATCAACGTCTTATGTAATAACGGAATAACGGCATCTTCGACACTCTCAGAAAAAGAGAAAATTTTTGGCAACCATGACATCTTCTTCGCTACCCACGTCTTAAGCATCCAAGAAGTGGTCTTCGCGAAGAGTTCAGATTGCTCTGTCAATTCTTCGCGTAGTGCTTCCTCTGCGATGAATTTTGCTACAAGATTTGGGTCTGCTCGGTTCTGACAATTTCTACAGACATAAAATCCCAATGAATCCATATCGTAATAATAATCGCCACAGAAACCGCACTCAAAATCAACTAGTGGCAGACGCGTGACTTGAACACTATCAAGGGATAAAGTCTCCAGACTAGTCATGGAAGTAACAGAAGAATCAGAAGAACCATCGGACGAACCATCGAACTCTTCTGCGTCCCATCGCAC